GCCGCATATCGTCCAGAAGATGCAGCAGGGGAACCACTAATGACCATCATTTCCGTAGACGCTAAAACACTGGGACAGGAGCTGGCTGCGTGGGCTGTGCCCCACAATTACGCCATGCTCTTTATGGAAAAAAGCATTGTGAAAAATGGCCGTGTGGCCTTACATGCCTTTTTCTTTAACGACACGGAACACATGACAAATAAGCGGCACTGGCTCGCTATCAATGCCGCCTACTGGTGCTGCGTATACCGTGAGGCAGAAAGCAAATATCAGCAGGTCGAAGCCTTGGCTGGTATTCGGTCAATGTTTTATATCGCAGGCGCGTTAGGGTCGGGTGAAATTAAGGCACTGATCCAGGAATGGTGGCGCAAAACCTACGAGCTTCACCAGGTTCCAGCGCCCAGCTGTTCAGCCGTACCTGTTACCGCCACGTTCAACTAATTAACCCTCTGAATTTTTGGCCACCCTTCCAGTGGCCGGGGATTCTTTTGCCTTAAGGAAACCAAAATGCACATGACACGTACTGATTTACCCGCCACGAAGTCCAGTTCTGATCTGCTGGCCATGCTCACTAAAGCTACGCAGGAAGGCAAAGCCGCCGCTGCCGATCTGTGTTCGACTCGTCTGGATAAGCTGGCCACCCACGCAGCCAATGAAGGTTTAAGCGCGGCGGAAATCGTGGAGCTGATCCGCGAAGAGGCCATGGCCATTTGCAGCAAAGGCGGTGCGGCATGGCAATAAAAACTAAGCGCATAAAAGTATCTGAGGCGCAAATGGCTTTTATGCGTGGCCTGGCAGGTGAGAAAGGTATTTATGTTCCCCGATATCCATCCAGTAGAACGGGCGTTGCATTGGCTAAAAAAGGATTAGTTGAATTTCACTGGGGTGCTAATCGCTGGGGTTTAACTTATCAAGGGTTGCAGTTCCTCGGAATTATTGGCGAAGGTGGTGCAGCATGACCAAACCCGTTAAAACCCCTCTCAAATGGGTTGGCAGTAAAGTTCGCCTCATGCCGCAGTTGCGTCACCACCTCCCGAAAGGTAAGCGCCTGGTTGAGCCGTTCGCCGGTTCTTGCGCCGTCATGATGAACACGGACTATGACGAATATCTGATCGCTGACGTGAACCCGGATTTAGTCAACCTGTATAAGGTTATGGCTTTCGACACTGACGCGTTTCTTAGTGAGCTGGAGATCCTTTTTTCTGCCGGGGCGCAGGGTGATACAGAGAATCGTGCTGTTTATTACTACGCGGTTCGGGACGCTTTCAATATGTCTGGCCGGGTTTTTGGTGACGAAAGAGTGGAGGCTGCGGCGCGTTTCATGTTCCTGAACCGCCACTGCTTCAATGGCCTGTGTCGTTACAATCGCCGCGGTCAGTTCAACGTGCCGTTTGGTAAGTACAAACAGCCCTATTTCCCTGCTGAAGAAATCCGTGCGTTCGCTGAAAAGGCAAAGCGTGCAACGTTCATTGCCGCTCACTATGCCGAAACGCTGGATTTGGTACGTGATGGTGATGTGGTGTATTGCGATCCGCCGTACCTGACAGAATCGGGGAATTTCACCTCATACACGGAGGGCGGTTTTTCTCATATGGATCAGGGGCGGCTGGCGCGTAAGCTGCGTCGCCTGGCGCGAAAGGGTGTAAGCGTCGTTGCGTCCAACGCCGATGTGGAAACTGTGCATTATCTTTATGCCGGTTTTGAGGTTGTCCGCATTAATGCCCCTCGCAGTGTTGGTGCGGCAGCTGCAAGCCAGAAAGTTGCACCAGAGCTGATCCTCAAGTCTCCACTTGATTCTATTGCGAAGGCTTGCGCATGACGCTGGCTTTCGTTTTAACTGCTTGTCGTTATCACGCCGTAGAAAACTCTCGGCGTGATATGGCGGCTAAGTTTTACTTATTTGGCTGGCGGAGTATTTTTGGGAATATCAGTCATCTTGAAGGTTCCGTTAGTCATTGCTCTTTTTACTTCCGGGCTTGCCATTACAGCATCGTACCCTCTGAATGTAGCGGTATCATCTATCAGGTTGACCAGGCCAAGTTCACCCAGGAAGTTACGAATAGAGCTGTATTCGCCCAATCCGTGACCGGTAATCATCCGGTAAATAAATCCCTCGTGAAAGACAGCCACGGGATAGCTCATCATTCCGTCGTCTACATCAAACGTGTTAAGCCACTCCGTAATCTTTTCATCATATTCGGGGCGGGCACAGTCGCGGGTGTAGCGGTGTTTCATGTTGTTTTCCATATGGTTTGGGAGGGTAATGCCTAACCTAATGGAAAGTACATCTGCAATCAAACAATGGGCTTTTACCTGGAATGCTCCAAAGCAGGCTATCGAAAGCCCGTTACCCACATACGAAGAATTACACCGCCGTGATCGGGAAAATGCGGCTTTAGCTTGCGCACAGGATTTGCTGCAAAAGCAGTCGGTTATTGTTCGTATGTCGGTAAATGCGACGGTCTCCAAGCTGGAGAAAGAGCAGGGGGTAAAGCGTGCAAATGCCTATCTCGCTAAAACCTTCCTTGAACGCATCCTTCCGCGCGTCAACATTGTTTCGGAGCGCTACCACATCGGCAAAATGACTGCTGATACAGTCCGCCTGATGTATCGCTTTAACCACCTTCCTGATATGTCCAAAGAAGACATTGAGCTGCTGGCGCAGGATATTTCGACATTCATCACGATGGAACTCAGCAGTATCAACGATGAAATGCCGGAAGACGGTGAGCTGAAGGTGCTGCACGCGCTTTATCTGCGTGCTGCAAGAATCACTCAGGCATTCCGCCAGTCAGCCCCGGACTTTGAAAAGCTTATGCGCCGTTATTTTGACGAACCCCAGGCCGCTGCTGCTCTTTCCCGCATGATGTCCGATCAATGGTGGGCGCGGCGACTGCGCAGGCACGCAGCAGAGTGGCGCGAGCATCTGCACATTGCCCTGAATCACGTTTGCAAAAAAGTCAGCACTTACGCCAGTAAGCAGATGATCCGCGACTGGAAAGAGCAGAAGCGCCGCACGCGCGAGTTCCTTAAATCCATGGAACTGGAAGATGAAGACGGCAACCGAATCAGTCTGATTGATAAATACTGGGGCAGCGTGGCCAATCCGGCCATTCGCCGCACTGAAATGATGGTGCGCATTCGAGGTTTTGAAAACATATGTAACGAACTGGGTTATGTGGGTGAGTTTTACACCATCACTGCCCCATCTAAATATCATGCTACAACCATTCACGGCCACCGCAACCGCAAGTGGGATGGCAGCAGTCCCGCTGACACACAGAATTATCTCCGCACAGTCTGGGGGCGAATCCGGGCAAAGCTGCACCGCAATGATTTGCGGGTGTTTGGTATCAGGGTTGCAGAGCCACATCACGATGGCACGCCGCACTGGCACATGCTTTTGTTTATGCGCCCTGAGGAAGTTGAGCAGGTACGCGGTATTTTGCGCGATTACGCGATGGATGAAGACCACGCCGAACTGATCACCGCAAAAGCGAGAAAAGCGCGCTTCCATGCGGAAAGCATCGATCCTGAAAAAGGTTCGGCAACGGGCTATGTCGCTAAGTACATATCTAAAAACATCGACGGCTATGCTCTGGATGATGAGCTGGACGATGAAAGCGGCAAGCCGATGAAAGAGTCTGCTGCCGCCGCTGCTGCCTGGGCTTCCTGCTGGCGTATCCGTCAGTTTCAGTTTGTGGGTGGCGCTCCGGTCACCGTCTGGCGTGAGCTGCGCCGGATGGCCGATCACGATACGGCCATGGGTTTAAGTGTGGAGTTTGCAGCGGTGCATGATGCAGCAGATAACGGCGACTGGGCAAAGTACATCAATGAACAGGGAGGCCCGTTCGTCAGGAGAGACGAGTTAATCGCCCGCACATGGTACGAAACCGGCTCTGAGTTCAATGCTTACGGCGAAGAGGTCATACGGGTTAAGGGTGTTTTCTCTCCCGCCGTTGGAATGGATGTACCGATTTTAACCCGGCTCACAAAGTGGAAGATTGTACCGAAGTTAACCGCCGATCAGGCGGTTGCAGTTAGCGGCGCGAACGCGCCGCCTAGGAGTTCTGTCAATAACTGTACGGAGGGTGGAACCCGGAGGCGATTAAAGCTGGAACTGAATCAGCGTGGTTTTGCTGGAAGTGATGAGGAAGTGGATATCCTGCTGCGCGGCAGCGGGTTAATTTTTGGTGCGACAGCACTGATTTACCGACATGGAAGGTTGCAGGAGAAGCGCAGTAAGCCAGAAGAAGAGCTATGGCCGGGCTGGGGTTAGAAATTGTAAGTCGTTGGTTAATAAAATTTAACTTTACAGCATGCCTAAAATTATATTCACAAAAGATGCTTTAGAGTGTACTGTATGTTTATACAGTTGTTTGGGTCGGGAGGATGCTGTGCAGGACTTATTATTTGAAACTGTTGCGTTGCAGCGGATCATCTTATTTTCAAAGTTGGTTTCAAGTGGTGATTGCTCCGAGGATGAGAAAAATATAGCCATTGCGTGGATGGGGGAGTTAACGGCAGAACTGGAGCAAAGGATTTGTGGGCTTAAAAGTAAAAACCCCCATGATGGGGGTTGTTCAGATGGCGGGCGAAGCCTTCAGTAAATCGAGCGCCATTTGCCGCTGCGTAGGAGACAGGTTGTTGAGTATGGTCTGAACCATTACATCGCCTGTCTTGGCACTGGGGCTCAGGGTGTGGGAAAAGGTCAGATTCATAACAAAAGTATGCCCACACTCAACATCTGCACAGGCGCAGTAGATATCCGAGATTTTTCTGTGCTTCCGGTTTGTTTTACGGATCACTGCTTTTGAGCCACACTCCGGGCATTCAATTTTCAGGACTCTCATGTACCACTCTCCGGTAGTAAGATAATGCCTGGATTTTATCCTTTTTTGTCTCATGCCGCACCGTTTCCCGTTCCGTTAGCGAAATTAAGTCGCAGATTTAGCGGGATTTCCTTGTCGTTGTTGATCGCCTCCATAAACCGACGTTGCAGTGGGATAACTTCACTGCGTTTGTAAATCAGTTCGGCCTTTTCCGGGTCGCCCAGCCCTCCGGCGTTCTGCGCGATCTGCCCGGCCAGCCCTGCGGGGAAACGGTGGGCGTTGAGAATATCCTGGGCGCTGATGTTCTTCACGCTGGCAAACTCATCCTTAGCTGAAATATCCCCCATCTGGATGAACTGCACGCCCTCTTTATCACCGCCTGGAATGTTCACCAGGATGGTTGAGAAGTTCCCGATCCCTTTACTGTCACGCAGCTGGCGCTCAATCTCTTCTTCCACCTCATCGGTCATGCTCGGGTCACGGGTATAGAGAATGCCGCCCGTGTGTGCGCCGTTGTGGTAGTAGCGGCGGCGGAAGATAACCGCTTCGCTGTTGAGCAGTGCGGAGTGGATGCCGCCAATGTAGTCCGGCAGACCGTAAATGTGCTGCTGCGGATCGTACATCCGCATAAAAATAACGTCCTCCGGCTGATAAATCAGCGGTTCGCCCTGCTGGAGTACAGCAAATTCCCCTGTTTTGCGGCGGCGGGTGTACAGACCGGGCATCGGGGCGATGGATTCAACTTCGCCCCAGCCATTGCGGATTTTCACAAAGCCCACATCGCCAAACGTTATAAAATCAAACACGGCGGCTTCCATTTCGTCGCGGCTAAGCCCGCCGCCCTGATAGTCACTCATCACCAGATTCTTGCGGGCATGAATGATGCCGCCATGCTGGCCATTCAGGTTAATCAGCTGCGCCAGCGCCAGGCGGTCAATGGGAAGCGTGTAATGGTTCGCCTCGTTGTCGTACCACACATCGCTGTAGTCCGTGCCGGTAGTCAGAACCGGTTCCGGCTTGCCGAAGCGCAGAACGCTCATTTTTTTGGTGGGCTGCGGTGTGCTTTTGTCGCGTTGCCCGGCATATTTTTTCTTTCTGGTCATGCTGCTTTCTTAAGCCCCCATTTGGATTTTGGCTTGTTCTCATAGTTGAGCGGTTCGTTATGCAGGGCGTGAGTGATCGCCCAGAACGCTTCGGCGTGTCCGGTTTCCTGCGTGCGGTCTGCGACAAACGTCATGGCATTGCCGCTCTGCGTACTGGTGCGGCGAATGGCCATAAAACTGGCAGGGATCTCTTTCTGGTCTTTGTCCCACTCAATACGGCTGCTCTCCACCACGTCGCAGGCTTTGAGAACCAGCTGGTCTTTGGTGTTGCGGTCATAGCGAATCGGTTTGGCCACGCGCAGGGCGAAGTGCTGGATATTTTCAAACACCCCCTGGCCTATCCCGGTGACGTCCACGCCGATATAGGTGAAGTTGTACTGCTGGAAGAGCTTCTCGATCTGCTTTGCCTGCCAGCGGAAGTTCATACCTTTCCAGCTGAACACCCGCAGCACGCGGTATTTTTCCGGTGCCAGAATGGGTGGGGCAACGATAACGAAACACGACAGGTCGCCGCTGCGCGCAGGGTCGAATCCGCCCCAGACCGGGCGATCACCAAATGGCCGGGCGGCGTCCGGGTTGTGATCCTGCCAGGTATCCGTTTCCACGGCGCAGGCTTCCAGGTCGGAGAACCTGAAAACGCTGTCTTTGCTGTCAACGAATACGCACATATACAGCATGCTGAACGTGGTTTCGTTGTACCGGTTGCGCAGGCGGTCAATGCTGGCCAGGTTAAAACCGCCGTTGATCGCATCTTCCAGCGTGATGACGTAGCGCCACTGGCCATCGGGGCAGGAGCGGCCACCGTCGCGCAGTTCGTCGAACGTCGGGAACGATACATGGGCGCGTTTCTTGCTGCCCTGTTTCCACTCTTCGCCCGTCCAGAACGGGTACGCCTGGTGCGTTTTGGCAGATGGCGTGGAAAAGTAAGTGGTGCGCCATTTGTCGTGGGTGGCCATTGCGGAAGCGACTTCGTTCAGCTTCGCAAAGTTCGGTACCCAGAAATATTCATCGCAGTAGAGGTGGCCGCTGTAGGACTGTGCGGTGTTTTTATTGGTGGAGAGGAAGCGCAGCTCTGCGCCGGTGCTCAGGCGGATCGGGTTGCCCGTCAGGGTGATGCCAAAATACTGCTGCGCAATGTTGACGATATAGCTGCGGAACACCTCGGCCTGCGGGCGTGACGCTGACAGGAAGATTTGCGGATCGCCCGTCATAACGGCATTTTCAAACGCCTCATACGCAAAATACCAGGTCGCCCCGATCTGGCGGCTTTTCAGGATATTGCGGATTTGCTGGGCGATATTCAGGCGCAAATGCTTCTGATAGCCGAACAGGTTCTCTTCTGCAAACGCGTCGAAGTCTTCCTGCATCAGCCCCGAAATATCGTTCTTACGGTACTGGCGCTTTTTCCGTGGCTGGTCGTCGTCCTCATCGCTGCCGCCCTGGTCGCGGCGCTTGCCCTGGCTTTCTGCCAGCTTCTCTTTGTGCTTATTACTCTGGGCGCGCAGCTTCGTGGCGTGAGCAATCAGCATGTCCATTTCTTTGAGTTCGAGATCCGTCTTTTCGTTTCGCCCGGCAAGCAGCTGGTAGCGGCGCTCAATCGCTTCCTCGGTGCTTTCATGGCTCAGCAGGTCAGCCCATTGGTATTTCTCCGCCCAGTAGTAAATGATCCGCGCATTCGGCAGATTTAAATCAGCAGCAATTTCTTTTGGAGTGGCACGGCGCAGATAAAGTGCGCGGGCAACGCCTTTTAATTCTTCGGAGTATTTAGCCATAGATTTAATTATGCCGTGGCTGATTGTAAAAAACGGCGGCTTTAATTCGCAGGTGTTCGTTTATTACCGCTTATCCGAACTAACCAGAATTAATCTGGATGATGCCCGGTTATTTATTCGCAATAATCATCTCGCAATTACGGCGAGGCGAGGGAATATGTCCCATTTAAAAACTGACTGGCTGTGTATTGCCACCGAAGGGGATACGGTCGATGAGCGGCAGATTTATCGTGAGTGGATCATTGATATGGGGGAAACCTATAACGCTGAACACTACGGCGCAATGATTTGGCCGGAGCATTCACGGGACTGGGGAAATTGTGGCGAAGTTGCAGCGGCCATGTGGCAGGACGGAGAGGACGGACTTGCCCGGTTATACGCAAAGCTCACCCCCAATCTGAACCTGATTCATGCGAACCGCGAAGGCCAGATGGTTTATTTCTCCATTGAACCGGAAGAGAACTGGCGCGGCAGCGGCCGGACGTATCTCAAGGGGCTGGCGGTGACTGACCGCCCGGCAAGTGTTGGCACTACACGTCTGCGTTTTTCTGAAAAACGCAAGTTAACGAAACAGGGATATTACGCATGCGCAATGTCCTCTGATGGAAAAATTACGCAGGAAACGAAAATGAAAACTCCGTGGCAAAAGCTGTTCAATATTGAACCAAAGAAAAAGTTTGAAGAAGTGCCGGGCGACGAGCCGACCAGTGACGACAAATTACAGGCGCTGGCAGAGGCGCTTAATGGTATTGAAGAGCGCCTGGCAAAAGTAGAAGAGCAAATTGCAGCGGCGCAGGGCGATATTGAAACCATTGCGGAAGTGGTCGATACCGAAGAATTTGCCAGCCTGCGCGATAGCCTGCCAACCATTCTGGCAAATTTCAGCAAGCTGGATAAAAAAGTGACCACAATACCGCAGCGTCAGTTCGGCGATAAAAATAAAGGTAAAGGATTCAAGTTCCTTTAATCGCTTTTAAATAAACCTTTTCATTATTAATCGCGTCAACGCGGGGAATATCTATGTATTTAAATGAACGTGCGCGCCAGTTGATGAATGCGTTTTGCGCGGGCATGGCGAAGGATTACGGCGTTGCTGATACCGAACGTTATTTCGCCATGACCGACCCGAAAGAAACGGCATTGCGCCTGGCTCTGCTGGAATCTGTTGAGCTTCTCAACATGATTACCTGCCTGGACGTGGATCAGCTTTCCGGCCAGGTGATTAACGTGGGTGCATCCGGTCTGTATACCGGGCGTAGTGAGTCCGGGCGCTTTACCCGCCGTGTGGGTGTGGACGGTAATGACTATAAACTGGTTGAAACCGACTCCTGTGCGGCGCTGCGCTGGGATCTGCTTTCTGTCTGGGCTAACTCCGGCAAGACTGAAGACGAGTTCTTCCAGCTGGTACAGACCTTCTCCAACCAGGCCTTTGCGCTGGATATGCTGCGTATCGGCTTTAACGGTAAGAGCGTCGAAAAAACCACGAATTACGAAACTAACCCGAACGGTGAGGACGTAAACAAAGGCTGGCACGCCATCATGAAAGACTGGGATGGCGGCAAGCAAATCATTACTGATCCGGTCACGCTGGATGAGCAGGGTGATTACCGTTCCCTGGATGCGATGGCGTCTGACCTCATCAATACCAAAATCCCGCAGCAGTTCCGTACTGACCCGCGTCTGGTGGTGCTGGCTGGCGCTGACCTGGTGGCGGCTGAGCAGTTCCGCCTGTACCAGGGCGCGGACAAGCCAACGGAAAAAATCGCCGCGCAGATGCTGGGCAACACCATCGCCGGGCGTCCTGCAATGGTGCCACCGTTCATGCCGGGTAAACGTATGGTCGTGACCATGCTGCCAAACCTGCATATCTACACCCAGCGCAATACGCGCCAGCGTAAAGCTGAGTTCGTGGATGACCGCAAGCAGTACGAAAACAAGTATCTGCGCAACGAAGGTTACGCCGTCGAAGTGCCGGAGTTGTACGCCGCCATTGACGAAAACGCCGTGACCATCGGTGAGCTGGCCGAGCCTTCGGAGGGCTGATAAATGGCACTGTCACCTGCGCAACGTCACAACCAGAAGATTGCCGTACAAAAGCAGCTGGAGCGCCGTCAGGCCGTCGAAAGCCTCGACAGTCTGCATGTGCAAATCCAGGCGCTGAATCAGGATGTGGCCTGGCTTCGTACCCTGCCGACGATTTCCGACCGGGTTGCGTATAAGCGTGACGTGCTGCTGCCGAAGTGGATGCCGACGGTAACGGCGTATCTGGACAGCGGCAGCGTGTTTGCTCACCCGGTCTTTGCCTGGTGCGTGATCTGGCTGTTTGATGCTGGGGATCTGGATAAGGCGCTGGAGCTGGCAGATATCGCCATTGCGCAGCAGCAGCCGACGCCGGACAACATCCGCAGTACCTTCCCGGCATTCGTGGCCGATACGGTCATGGCCTGGGCGGAAAGCACGGCGGCAGCGGGGGAAAGTATCGAGCCGTATTTCTCCCGCACTTTTGAGAACGTCACCACGCGCTGGCGGCTGCACGAGGAAATCACGGCGAAGTGGTTCAAGTTCGCCGGGCTGCTGTTGCTGCGTGATGACAGTGGCCAGCCCCGCGCCACGGCAGTGGAGGATGCGGAAACGCTGGAAAAAGCCGCTGTGCTGCTGGCGACGGCGGAGAAACTTTATAAGCGGGTGGGCGTGGGGACGATGCGCAACCAGATTGCGGCGCGCCTGCGCAGCCTGGCAAAAGAACAATAACGACTACCGCAAGCCGGGCGGGCGCGGATGAGGGCAACGCACAACGTGCTTTGTGCCGTGGACTCCGGTCAGCCCGCCTTTTTCGGGGGAGCCATGTTTAGCGGGAATCCGATCAATTACAACGATGAGCCGTTGACCAATAACGGTTTCTGGCCGGATCTGAACCTGAAAGATTTTCAGGCGGCGCGCGCCATTCCGCCCGATATGGACGCGGGAACCGTTGGCCAGGCATTACTGGCGGCGGTAACAGAAGTGAATGCGGGGCTGGCCTCTGTGGAGGAAAAGCACCGGGCGGCAGGTCATGCGACTGCGGCCAGTGTGCCGGGGGTCAGCCTGGGCGGGATTAACGGGCTTTGTGCGCAGTACACCAAAGCGGTGTTTGCCCGCGCTAAGGCCGATTTGCTGGGAGAGTTCGCCACCATCGGGCGGCGTGACAGCCATCCGGGGCAGGAAAGCGAGGAAACCCGCGCCGGGTTATTGGCGGAATCCTCCGTCACCATCCGGCTGATTAAAGGGCTAAAACGGGTAACGGTGAGCAAGGTATGAGTGAAACGCAGCTGGAGTCACTGACCGCTTTTTTCCGGGCAAATGTGCCTGAGCGCGCCATGCAGGGCTTTACCAGCCTGATTGATGAAATGCGCATTATTCCGGCCGCAAAAGATTTGGGGCTGGGGCAGTACCGACAGGCGGTGATTCGTTACAGCGCGCAGCTGGCCTGGGAGCGTTTCCCGTACCGGCTTTGCCCCCCGCAGCTGCTGGTTTCGCTGATGGAAGCCTGGCTGGATGACTACGGCAGCACCGTGATGGATGAGCTGGGTATCACGGATGCCGAACCGGACTGGGATGTATCCCCGGAGGATGAGGAAACCGCTGTAGTGGTACTGACCATGCCGCTGATTGAAGAACTGGTGATCCGCCAGGATGAAAACGGCGCTATCCCGTGGCGCGGTGAACGCTGGTCGCTGGTTGACCCGGAAGTGCTGACGGCATTCAGTGCGACGGTATTCAGTACCGATCCCGCTGGCGCGCCTGTGGGTGACGCCTGATGTTTGCTGGCGGTGAGCTGAATAAAAAACAGCTGGCCGAACTGCGGCAGGCGCTGGCCAGCCTGGAGCTGCCGCCCAAAAAGCGTCAGCGGTTGCTGTGGCGCCTGGCGAAATACGGACTGATTGCCGCGGCTAAGCGCAACGTCCGTAACCAGCAGTCCCCGGATGGCCAGCCGTGGCCGGGCCGCAGGACGAAGCGCAGGGGGAAGATGCTGCGCAACATGCCGAAGCTGCTGCATATCCGTGAAATGCCGGAAATCGCCGCCGTCCGGGTGTACCTGCAGGGCGGCGGATACCGCAACGGTGAATCACCGGTTTCGGCCGGGGTGGTGGGATACGCGCAGCAGAACGGCATGACGATGCGCATTAACCGCAGCGGTAAGGCGAGGGGGAGTAACAGCGGCAAGATGGCCACGGTGTCGCAGGCCAAAAAACTGCGGTCACTGGGCTACCAGGTGAAGCGGGGCAAGCGGATGGTAAAGCCCACTTACAAGCAGCTGATGGAAACCATGAGTTACGACCAGGCCGGATTGCTGATCCGCAAGCTGCTCGGCAAAACGGTGAAAAACAGCTGGACGATTGATCTGCCCGCCCGTGCCTTCCTCGGCATGAGCGATGAAGAATTTAACAAGGCGCTGGCGCGCCAGCTGCAGGCCATCGGCTTTGGCTGGGACGTGAACGCGCAGGACATAAGGGGTAATTCATGACCTGGCCGTTAGTGGATGTGAACCAGGTAAATCAGTTGCTGGGCGAGGTGACGGAAGTCGAACGCACGGCGCTGTTTATCGGGAAAGGTACGACCAACACCGGGAAAACTATCGCGGTGAACGCGCAGACGGATTTTGATGCCGTGCTGGGTGAGGAAGATTCGCCGCTGAAAAGCGATCTGATCGCAGCCCAGGCCAACGCAGGGCAGAACTGGTGGGCGTTTGTTCACGCACTGCCGGAAGACGCGGCGGCTAAAGACTGGGTGGATGCCGTTATCGCAGCGCAGGTTTCCTGTTCGGTTGAAGGTGTCGTGCTCTGCGATGACGTCAGTGCAAAGGCAACGATCAACGATGCCGCCACGCTGCGTTCAAGCCTGATTGCGAAGTTTGGCCGCTGGGTGTGGTTCGCGCTAGCCGTCGAAGGCTTCCAGCCTGATGAAGACCAGGCGGAATATCTGGCGCGACTCTCGGCGCTGCAGGCAGGCATTGCCGAAAAGGCGGTGCAGCTGGTTCCCCGTATCTGGGGCAACGAGCCGGGTGTACTGGCAGGACGGTTGTGTAACCGTGCCGTCACTATTGCCGACAGCCCGGCGCGCGTCAAAACCGGGGCGCTGCTGAGTCTGGGCAGTGACGATCTGCCGAAGGATGGCACGGGCAAAACGATTGAGATTGCGACGCTGCAGGCGCTGGAATCGCAGCGTTTCAGCGTGGCGATGTGGTATCCCGATTACGACGGCATTTACTGGTCTGACGGGCGCACGCTGGACGTTGAGGGCGGTGATTACCAGTCGATTGAAACGGTACGTATCGCTGATAAAGCGGCGCGCAGGGTTCGTCTGCTGGCCATTGGCAAAATCGGGGATCGTTCGCTGAACAGCACGCCGGGCAGTATCGCCGCGCACCAGACGCTGTTTGCGCGCCCACTGCGGGAAATGTCGAAAGCCGCTGAGATTAACGGGGTGCTGTTCCCTGGCGAAACGAAGCCGCCGCAGGATGGCGATGTGCAGATCGTCTGGAAAACCAAAAAGCACGTCGAGATTTACATTGTGGTTCGCACGTATGAAGTGCCGCTGCAAATCACGATCAGCCTGATGCTTGACCAGAACACGGAGGCCAGCGCATGAGTAAACGTATTTCAGGTATGTCGTTTGACGTCTATGTGGACGGCGATCTGGTACACGTCGAGGCGTGTACCCTGGACATTACCGACAACACGACAGCGGCCACTACGCACGGCGTGCCGGACGGTTACGTTGATGGTGACGTGACGGCAGAAGGTGAGCTTGAGCTGGCAACAAAAGCCGTTGCGGTACTTAAAGCGCGTGCGCAGCAGAACGGATCATGGCGCGGTATCCCGCCGCTCGATCTCCTGTTCTACGCAAAAGCGGGCGATGAAGAAATCAAGGTTGAGGCGTTTGGCTGCAAGCTGAATCTCTCCAGCCTCCTGAACATCGACCCCAAAGGGGGCGCGGTATCCACACGCAAATTTAAGTTTGTAGTGACTGACCCGCGTTTTATCAACATCGACGGCATCCCGTATCTGGAAGCGGAAGCCACGGAAAACCTGATCGGTTAAGGCACACCATGCAGGAACATGAAAAAAGCCTCCTTTCATTGCTGTTAATCGGTGCCCTGATTGCCATCGGCAAGGTGCTGTCTGGCAATGACCCTATCACGCTGCGTCATTTTGCGGGGCGCGTGATCCTGGGCAGCTTTGTGTCTGTGATGGCCGGGGCTGCGCTGATTCAAATCCCGAACGCCAATCCCCTGGCCATTCAGGGGCTGGGGGCGGCGCTGGGTATTGCGGGTTATCAGGCAGTTGAATTGTGGTTGCGCCGTCGCGCAGCCGGGAAAAAGGAACGGAGCGAAGCACAATGACACTGAGCGAAAAGCAGCAGCTGTTCACCATCATGGTGGCCAATCTGGTGCTGTGGGCTGAAAGCCACGGCTACCGCCTGACGTATGGCGAGGCTTACCGCACGCCGGAACAGGCGGCACTGAACGCGAAGAAGGGCAGCGGTATTGCGAACAGCCTGCACACCCAGCGTCTGGCCGTGGATTTTAACCTGTTCATTAATGGCCGGTACCAGGACAAGAGCGAAGCGTATCTGCCGCTGGGTGAATACTGGGAGTCGCTGGGCGGCAGCTGGGGCGGGCGCTTCAAGTCCAACCCGGACGGCAACCATTTCAGCCTGGAACACAACGGGGTGCGCTGATGACAACTGGCCAGTGGTTGATTGTGGTTGCAGTGGCGTTCGTCTGGGGCTGGCTGACTGCTGACTGGCGGCGTGACAGCCTGGAGTTATCGATCACTACGGCAGCAACGGCAGCGGCAAACAAAACCCGCGCCACCACGCAGACCATTTCCAGCGAGTCAGCGCGCAGTCTGGAAAACAAACTGGAGGCGCTGGCCAATGCGCAGCCGCGTGAAATTCGCACCGAAATGGTTAAGCCGGTTTTTACTAACGTGTGCGTGTCTGATGAGTTTGTCAGCATGTTCAACGAAGCCGCAGCCAGAGCCGGGCGTGCCTTATCAGGAAAACCTCAAAACGAAGTGCCCGGAGGAACTGCCGCGCCTTGAGGGAGTCACCGGGGCATTTGTCGCCGGGGCATTACTTAATTATCAGAATTTATATTCCGTCTGCGCGGCGCGACATAACACGCTCGTGGATGAAATTAACCAGAGAGAAAAATTAAATGAGCGAAAAAATTAAATTAGCTATTGCAGGTGTTGAGCTGGTATTTGAACCAAACGTGATCGCCTATAACAAGTTCATTAATGATATGTCGATGGATAACAAAGTTGCCCCGGCGGTCAGTTATTTAAAACGTATCGTGGCAACGGAAAGTAAGGCGGTGCTGGAAGACTTTATTACCCGTCCGGGCGTGCCTCTGCAGCTGGTTGCGAAAGTGAATGAGATTTACGCGCCTGAACTGGAAATCGAAGTAAAAAACTAACGGCGCGAGTCCATGCGATTGAATCAAATGGACTCAGCCAGTACGTAATATTACGCCGCCATTACCTCCCCCACGGGGAAGATAATATTGATGATATCGCTGCTGCCGTCTGGCTGGATAACCGCTACTGGGAAAATATGAAAGTAGCGGTAGCCAATGGAATAGGAACCGCGTTTAAAGGCTCATAATGAAACAACTGGATTTTACATTAAGCCTTATCGACAAATTAACGCGCCCGTTAAAACAGGCGCAGACGTCGGTGACGGATTTTGCTGATAAATCAAAAGATGCGTTTAAACGTATTGGCGTGGGCGCGCTGGCCATGTGGGGCGTCGCGCAGACGGTGCGCGGCGCACTCTCACCGGCTATCGAAATGTTTGATGCGCTTAACGAGGCCTCCGCGCGGGGTATCGACAGCACATCCCTGAAAACCGTCCAGCGTGATGCGCTGCTGTTCAGCGCCACTTATGGGGCAAGCGCCGTCGAGTTCGTCAACTCCACAGCGCAGATTAACGGGGCGATTGACGGTCTGACGGCGACAGAGCTGCCGAAGATGACCAAAGTCGCCAATACCCTGGCCTTTGCGATGAAAGCCACCTCTCAGGATACCTCAGAGTTTATGGGGCAGATGTTCGCTAACTTTAAAAGCGACGCTGACCGCCTGGGCAAGGTGCAGTTTGCCGAGCAGCTGGCAGGGAAAATGACGGTTATGCGCCAGCGGTTCGGCGTGGAAATGGGCGCTATCAAAGACCTGATGGAAGGCGCGCGCGGCGTCGGGAATAACTTCAACATCGGGATCGACGAGCAGCTGGCCGTGCTGGGACAACTGAGCCGCAGTCTGGGATCGGAGGCCAGCGGTGCCTATGAGTCGTTTATGAACAGCGCGGTGGATGGCGCTAAAAAGCTGGGGCTGTCCTTTAAAGACGCGCAGGGGAATATGCTCTCGATGCCGGACATGCTCATCAAGTTACAGGGCAAATACGGAAAGAGTCTGGAGGGCAACCTTAAGGCACAAAAAGAGCTGGATGACGCGTTCGGTGACAGTTCGGCGGTGGTGAAACAGCTGTACGGCAACATTGATTCGCTGCAGCGCAACATCACTGAGCTGGGCGGTTCTGATGGCCTCAAACGTACCCAGGAAATGGCCGCGAAGATGGTCAAGCCGTGGGACAGATTTGTGGCCATCCTGAATGCCGCGCAGACCGTGATCGGGCTGACGCTGCTGCCCGTGCTGTATCCGCTACTGAATAAGCTGGCCGATATGGGTGCCACCTTTGTGAAGTGGATGCAGATGTTCCCGAACATCGCCCGTGTCGTCGGATATGTGACGCTGGCCATACTCAGCGTGGCCGCAGCCGGTGCGCTGGCAAATATCGTGATGGGTGTGTCGTTCTTTGTTATGACCGGACTCACGGGGATCTGGAAAGTATTCACAGCTGTAACAAAGATTAATACCGCCTGGTTATGGCTGAACACTAAAGCCAGTCTTGCCTGGGCAAGCGCAATGAAGTTTGCGCGGGGAGTGATTTTAGCCCTGCGTATGGCGGCGATATCCGCCGGGATCGGCATCAACCTGATGAGCTGGCCGGTACTGCTGATCATTGGTGCGATTGCCCTGCTGGTTGCCGGGTGCTGGTTGCTGGTTAAGAACTGGGAAACCATCAAAGCGGCGGTGATGAACACTGCGGCGTTTAAGGTGCTGGCCGAAGCGGTGGACTGGGTAGCCGGGGTGTTCCAGAGTGCCTGGCAGACAATCGCCGATGGCTGGAACAGTTTTGTGGCACTGCTTACCGGTTTTTCTCCGCTGGATTCACTGGCGGGAATGGCAAGCGGCATTGTGGGCTTATTCGACAATGTCTGGAATACCATCAAAGCCACGTTTTTAAATTCATGGAACTGGATTGTTGAGAAGTTAAATAAAATTCCGGGCGTGGATATTTCGCTTGCCGGAGGAAACAGCGATCAGCCATTAACGCAAAATACATTATCCACGGGCGGGAATTTAACGGGTGTTGATAAAGGTGGCATCAGCAAAACCATTAACAGCAACACTAAATCTGTTACCGACCAGAGTAAGCATTTTGGGACAGTTAATATTTATCCGACGCAATCAATTACGCCGGGGCAACTGGCTGAATGGGGTGAGTTGCAATGAGTGACCTTTTATATATTGATTTGCTGATTGAGGGTCGGGATTTTGTTCTTAATTCAGGTAATGAACCTGTTCTTTGCAATAACAAACAAAGTATCGGGCAGGATATCGTTCATTCAATTCTTGAAAGCGGTCTTGCCACTGAATTAATTGCAGAACGCAGTCCGACATTACGCGGGGATGTATTGACCCGGCTGGAATTACTTATAGAAGACGATGAACGTATTGAGCCGGGCACCGTAGTTATCACAGAAGAAAGCGCAACACGCCTGTGGATCACCGCTGGCACCTGGGATTTTGGTTCGGTATCGGTAAGGACAGAGTTATGACGGCAAAGCCGGATGTTGATTTTAACGAGGTGGTAAAGAAAAGCGGGATGCCTACCACGGCGGAGGAGCTGCGTGCGCAGTTCAACGCCATCGCGGCAGAAGAGGGGATTATTACCAACACCTCCCGTATGTCACCGTTCTGGCGGCTGGTCACTGCGATCGTGACCACGCCTGTACTGTGGCTGAAAGATGTCCTGGTAAACACGGTGCTGGCAAATATGTTTGTTGCCACGGCATCCGGTCAACTGCTGCGCCTGCTGGCATGGGCGGTAAACGTGACGGCAAAACCCGCCGTTGCTGCCCAGGGTGTCATTCGCTTTTACAAAACCGATGCCCGCGGCGTGGTGACGGTGAAGGCGGGAACGGTAATCCAGACCGAACGCATCAACGGGGTGGTTTACGAGCTGGCGACGACGACGGATTTCACTATTACCACTGATATGGCCAGCGCACTAATCCCGGTCGTTGCCTCGGCAACGGGTGGAGCCTGGAACCTCGCGCCAGGCTACTACCGTATTTTGCCCGTAGCCGTGGCGGGCATCAGTCGTGTGGTCAATGACGAAGACTGGCTGATCACGCCGGGCGCGGATGAAGAGAGCGATGACGATCTACGCGAGCGGTGCCGCAATCAGTTCAATCTGGTGGGCAATTACCACACTGACGCGGTGTATCGCTCAATGATTGCCAGCGTGGCCGGGTTGAGCATTGACCGCATTTATTTTGAACATGACGCGCCCCGTGGGCCAGGTACGGCAAATGCGTATCTGCTGCTGGATACCGGAGTCACATCGCAACCGTTTATTGACGCAGTGAATGACTACATCACCGGGCAGCGTCATCACGGGCATGGCGATGATATGCAGTGCTTTGCAATGCCGGAAACCCAGCATCAACTGGACGTGACCGTGTATGTGAAAAACCTGACCAATCTGGCGGTGGGGGACAGTACCGCGCTGAAATCCGGCGTCGAAAACCTGATCCGTAGTGCATTCCGGGAAAACAGCGATTTTGACGTAAAGCGTACCTGGCCATTTGATCGGTTCTCTTTTTCGAACCTCGGACAGGAGTTGCATGAAACGTATTCCGTGATTGATTCGCTGGCGTTTTCGCTGACCGATATTGTCAGCGATCTGAATGTGCCGCGTCTGTCCGGGCTGAATGTGGAGCTGGTCGATGCCTGATTTTCTGAAAAAGCTGAACTCAATGGCGCTGCCATTCTGGATGAATGACGGCGAACCGAAAAAGCTGCTTTCGTCTGCCCGGCGATTCTGGGCGCGGGTTTATGGCTGGATCACCTGGCCCGTAAACCAGTTTGATCCGCTCACCTGCAATGAGTCGTTACTGAACCTGCTGGCGTGGGACAGGGATATTACACGCTTTAAAAACGAACCGCTGGCCTTGTTCCGCAAACGTGTGGCGTATGCCTTTGTGAATGCCCGCGATGCCGGGTCGGTGGCCGGGTTTATCGCCATTTTTGAACGCCTGGGTATCGGATATGTGGAGCTGGTCGAGCGCCAGCCCGGTATCGACTGGGACATCATCACGGTGAGGGTTTCTGACAGCCAGCTGGCTGCGAACACGGAGCTGATGATCCAGATAATCCGGCAGTACGGTCGCACCTGTCGCCGTTATCAGTATGAAGTGCTGACAATTTTAAAACTTTTTATCAATGCCGGATGGGATGAGGGAGAGCTGATTTGCTACAGCGCCAGGGAACCCATTTACGGCACTGACAGGGAATACGGGGAATACGTGGCATTCCCTGCGGTATCACAAAACGAAAAGAACGCCGTCTTTGGCGCAAGAATATAGGTGCATATATGAGTCAGACTGTTATCACACAGGCGTTCGAAACGCTCAAAGCGCAGGAAGCAGCCAATGGCGGCATTGTCACGCTGGATGAGTTCGTTTTCGCTAATGTCCCGAACCTGAATATTACCGATCCGATTGACCGAACCGAAGGACTGCCGGAGGCGGCGAAAATCGTTCACCGCCAGGCTGTCAGCAAAACAGGCATGATTAACAGCAATGCCGTCGTGTATTCGGTGGTTCTGGGTGCAGATGTCGGTGACTTCGAATTTAACTGGGTAGGTCTTATCAACAAGGCCAGCGGTGTGGTAGCAATGATTGTTCACGCACCGTTACAGAAGAAAATAAAAACCGCTTCTGGCCAGCAGGGTAATGTGCTGACGCGTTCATTCCTGATGGAATACAGCGGCGCTTCACAGCAGACGCAAATCATCACGCCTGCCGATACCTGGCAGATTGATTTCACGGCGCGCCTGAACGGTGTGGATGAGCGTATCCGCCTTGAGAATCTTGATACCTATGGCCAGGCATCTTTCATAAATGACGGATTCCTGGTCTCCGGTACGAGCGGAAATTACCAGGTTAAAAAGGGTGCCGCGTATATCGCCGGGCTGCGCGCTGAGTTGCTGTTTGATCAGGCTCTGGCAACGACTGCCCGGCCTACCAAAATCTGGGTGGATGTGTGCTGGCGTGGCACGCTTACCAGCGCCTGGGCAGCAGCAACCAAAATTACCGTTGCTGATAATCTGGCGGATTACATTAGCGGCGACGAGCAGCATTATGTGTTCCCGATCGCCCAGATTCTGGCGGATGGTTCGGTGCTTGATGTGCGCCGTTCCACTCCCGTGACGCAGCTGGTGAAGCAGTCACGGGAAGCCCTGCGCCGTTCCTACGCCGAAGCGGGGTTTAATCTGGTTCCGGGCAGCTTTAAGGCGGGCGGCTCTGTTTATACCGTATCGGATGTGCTGCTTGACGAAATGACCGGAAAGGCCTGGTCATGGTGCGGCGCGTTACCGAAAGATGTCGCGCCCGATAGCGCCATTGAAACAACGGGTGGGGAATCGGTTAATACCTGGTTTGATTGCTCACCGAACATCAGCAACAAGCCTGATCCACATGCAGCTGTTGTGCAGGCGATGGTTGATGGCCTGCCCGTCAGGATTTGTGTTGTTGGCGATTCCATTACTAATGGTACGTCAGTGAATACACCTTTCCCGGTTCGCCTGGGTGAAATTCTGCGTGAATGGTACAACAACCCCAACATTGAAGTGATTAAACGGGGCTATTCCGGCCATGATACCGGCCAGGTACTGACTGAGCATCTGCCGGAAATTATTGCCGATAACGCCGATTTATATCTTGTTGCTCTGGGGGTGAATGATGCCAGGAATGACAGGGGCATTTCCGTTAATAAGTACGAACAACGACTGAGGACTATTTATAGCAGGCTGTCATTTGCGGCGGTGTCGTTCTGCTCCCTGACGGATGTCGTGGGGTTGAAGGCCAGTGATATTACTAACCCCTACGCCATCAATGCGTATCGCAGCAGAATGAAGCATATCGCGCAGACCTGCGGGGCGAGATACATCGACACCTATTCCATTATGCAGCGCTACATGTTTAATCGTGGTGATGCCCGTGGACGCTTGAGCAGGGACAGGCTGCACTGGAATCAGGCCGGTTATGACCTGATTGCAGAATGTATTTTTATGGGTGGGTTCGCCGGGGTAAATCTGGAGGTGGAACCGGATCAGTTTATTGATAACACCACGGCCGCATACCGGGGCGTGAATAATGTACTTAACACGCTGAATTGCCCTTATTCGGTTTTTGTGAAAACGCCGGAAGCCTCTGTCTCGAAATTGTTTGTTTTTAATTCATCCCGTAAGCCTTCCTATTTGTTGGCGCACTTTACCAGTCATTTAAGTGAGGATGGTGTTATTAACGGGCAGGTGACTGTAAAAAATTCCGTCGAGCCAACGGCCAGAACGTATAACCTTGATATTGCCAATGCGCCGGGAGTTACAACAAGCTACATCAGTGAATTGCCTGTATCGGTTTGCGATCTTGCGCCTGGACTTAACATCATTACATTTACCACGCCAGCGGATAAAGTTTGCCGGGTTGTTGGCTTTACCGTTAAGGAATACGCGGGCAGTTATAACAATGCCATGCGCGAAAAAGCAAAAATCGGCAATAAAATCTACGAAGGATTTATTGCGCAGGACGGTAATTACCGTAATGACAAGTTTATTAATGAGCTTCCTTTTGAAAGGATGGGCAGTAATCAGTCAAACGGCGTCGATGACACGGTTGATTATCCGGTGCCATACAGTTTCTGCACATTAGCGCCCCGTGCTTACGGAGAAACCCGGTTCAGAATCAGGGGGTGTTTCGGTGCGAACAGCAGGCTGCGTATCGGGTATCAGATCCAGAGTTCTGACGCAGACGGGGGATGGAGTGCAAATTATGTCCCTATGTTCACGATGGATTTCTGGGCAACCACAACGTACATGGTTCTGACTGCGTTCACGGGTTCACGCGTTACGGCAGGAAGTGTGGCTAATCCGCGTGGCGATCAGTGCATTGATATTATTACCAGTGAAGCGGGTACACAGTTTTATGTGAACGGGAATTTGCTGTGGTCTATGGCGGTGAAATTACCGGAATGCGATCTGTTTATTTCAAGCAGCCATAACTCGCTGGCTGAGGGTGTTGTTATTGAGTCTGTTGCTGAAATTGGATCCGGCGTTGCGCCTAATACATTTGTACCGGGCGAAAAATGGTTCAGTCATATGGATGGCAAAATGCATATTGTTGATAAATCCGGTCTGCATAAAACGAATCAGTATGCCTGATAGCTTTATCTGATAACGAATTAAAACATCTGGAGTAAATAAATATGGCAATGGATTTCTCACCGTTAGGTCATGCGGTGGCGGCAGTCGTTTTGCAATGTACTGTCGGGATTATATTTCACGAGTGGATTATGGGTGGTGCTCTGGGCGGGATGTGGTTTATTGCCCGTGAACAAACTCAGGCGGAATACCGCTGGATTGCTGCCTATGGTGCCGGGAAAAGGGTAAATATGCCATGGTGGGGTGGGTTTGATTATCGCGTGTGGAATATTGCCAGTCTGCTGGACTGTTTTATTCCCGTGCTGGCATGCGCCATCGTCATTCTGATCGCGCGCTGATAATGTCCGGTTGAGGGAAATGCCAATGTGGAAGCAGTGTACGGTAATGCCAGGGAAAATAGAGTCAGCGCAGATGTCGATTTCTGCCGCGCACCCGTGGGTATATGGGCTGGGGCAGCAGACAGCGAACGGCGTTTATCTCAGCCCGGTTAACGCTGTGGGCTGGCTGGCTGAAAAGCTGGTCAGCCTGACGGATAGTGCAGATGTGGTGATTTTCATGGTGGCCGGGCAGTCGCACGATGATTTTATGGCAAATCTCGATCCACTGACGTCAGTATTTCCCGCCCCGGCATTTACCCAGGTATCCCGGCTGGCGCGTTCGGCGGCGGAGCTGGCAGCGGTGAAGATGCAGATACCCGCGAAAGTGGTCAACGTTCTGCCGGATCCTGTACCGCTTTCGGTGCCGACGACGCGAGCCATGAGCAGCGCGGCGGCGGTGGCCAGCGCTGCTGCGCCGGGTTCGCTGAGCCTTTCCGGTCTGAAAGCCAGCCTGGCAAATTTCACCGCGCTGCGTGCCGGGTTGCTGTCCGGTATTGCGGATGCCGCAGGGGAGCTGGCGGGTAAAAGTGCCAGCGCCTGGGTGTTTACGGCAAGCGGCGTCGGTATGACCCTGGCGGAAGAGTTGCTAAAGAACATTCCGGCCGTGTCGTCGGTTTACACTGCCGCCATCATGCTGGTCGGTTCCGATCTCAGCCACATCAGGGAGATGATTCATGACAGCGATCACACTGGCGCTTAACGGCGAAGCCATCCGGCTTAAAAACATGCGCGTTACCCTTTCCCAGCAGTTCCCGGATAAAGACCAGTCGGGCGGCACATCCTCGACGGCCAAATCCGAAGAGGGGGCAAAGGGGAAAGAGCTGCGCGTGTCAGGTGAAATTCCGTTCAAAGATATCGACATTCTTGCGCGCCTGTTTCAGCTGGCCAATGCCACCGGATCGGGCGGGGCGCGTACCGTTTACCGGGTGGCGAATAACGTTGCCCGCGCAGTGAACCTGCGTGAGGCGTCCTTTTCCGGGACGATTGACGCGCCGCAGCAGGAAGGGCGTATGTCCTGGCTGGTGACGTTTACGCTGAAAGAATTTCTCAGTGTGGCGGAAAAGAAAGAAGCGGCCGCTACCTCCCGTGCAACCAGTAAGGCGCAGGGCGGTGGCGGCTCTGGCTCAGGGGCTGCGGGGGCGGCAGAGTCAGACGAAAAAATGACGTGGTTTGAGCGCAAGGTGCTGAAACCCGTAAACGATGCCCTGGAGTGATAAGTGAAACCAGTAAAACGCCTGTATTTATCCACTGATGAAACCCATATGGCTGATGTGAATCTGGTGCTGGAGCTGAACAGCTGCGGGCGGGGATTCATTACCGCCCAGACCGATCAGGACTACACCGGAAAAATGGTGCGCCTTGATGTGGGGTATTCCGGGGATCTGCTGCGCTGGTTTACCGGGTACGTTGAACGTTCCCAGCCAGCGGATAAGGGATTTGTGCGCCTGTTCGTGCGGGAGCTGGCGGGCGTTTTTGAACGTGCGTGGCCATGCTCCTTTCAGCACCCAACCCTGCGGGATGTCGCGGCCTGGCTGACTGAACACAGCGGTATCACCGTGACGGTGCCAGATGTCAGCTACAGCAGCGCGCCGATCCCACATTTCACCCATTCCGGCACGGGTTATCAGCTGCTGAGTAATTTGGGTAACGCGTTCGGTATTGCCGATTACGTCTGGTATCAGCTGCCGGACGGGTCGATGTATGCGGGTGGGGCTGAGGCGGCACTGTTCGCCGGGCGTCCGGTTGAAATTCCGCACGAGTTCAGCCAGGGCGCGGCGGGAGGTAATACGATGACGCTGCCGCTGATCCAGTCCCTGCGCCCCGGCGTGGAGGTGAACGGCGAGCGTCTTACGCGGGTAACGATGACGAATGACACTATGGCGATCACCTGGACGCCGCGCAACAGAGCAACGGGCAAGCCACTGCAAAAAACGCCGATGCAGCGACAGATTGAAAGCCATTATCCGGAGCTGGCCAGTGGCCTGCATGTGCCGAAGATGGCGCGGGTTGTCGCTGCCAGCGAACCGGTTTCCAGCGGAAATTTTGCTGATCCCTACCGCCCGCGTTATGCAGTGGATGTGCAGCTGCTTGATGCAGACGGTAACCCGGATGGCACAACACCGGTTTATTCTGCCGTACCGCTGCCGGTTCCTATGGCCGGGAATGATTCGGGCATGTTTCAGTTCCCGCCCGCAGGCACCCTGGTTGAGGTCGGATTCACGGGCGGGCGTCCGGATAAGCCGTTTGTGCGCCAGACCATGC